GAATACCAAACCAAAATATCTTCAATTGATTCACAATCGTTAACTTCATCAATTATTCCTTGAACATACATTTGTTCTTCTTCAGGTAAATCTTTATGTATTTCGCTTCGCCATTCTGATTCAATTTGAATAATTTTCTTTTTAAGTTGTTCTAATGTTATCATATGTGTTTTAATTATTTATTGAACTAAATATATGGTTGAACTTTGTGTAAGCCTATTGGCTTACTTTAGCTTTTGATTCAATCAATGTTACAAGTTGTTTCAAATAATTTTCCATCACTTCACAGTCACGTTTTACTTTATCTGAAGCCCAATTTAGTGTTATTAGATAATGTTCACTCTGATGAAGCATGATTGAATCATCACCTGGATGCTTACTTGTTTCATCTATTAGATAAACTTTACCCCCACCTTCACTATTATCTATGTAGTAATCAGGGAATGATTCTGTTACATATTTGTAGAATTCCTTGTTGATTGTTTTTTTAATTTCTTTTTTAGTCATGTTGTGTGTTTTTATTATTATGTGTTGAATATATTATTGAAAACTTCAAGAGCCTATTGTTTAGACTCTTGAATTGTTTTCAGCATGTCTTCAATTAATTCTGGTTCTATGTCCGAAGAATTCATATCTAGATTATTTGTTAAATCCGTACAAAACGTTCTATCATCAAAATCAAGCTGAATTTCTCGATCATATAAATCTAATGTAACATATTCTTCTATTGGAGGTAAGTTATTCTTAATTTCATCAGTTGCCTCTTCCCATGCATTCTCAATTGCTTTATCAATCAATTGTTTTAATTGTTTTTTAGTTAAGGTAATACTATCACCTTGATTTACTTCTAATTGCTTTACTTTTTCGTTTAAGCTTTCTAATTCTAATTTGATGTGTTCTAGATTCATATGTTTTATTTTTTATTATGTTTAAATATACTATTAATTAATTTGTATTCCTAATATTTTCTTTTAAAAAAGATTCTAACCTACTCCATAGACCATATTCACTACCGCACTCCCAACGATCACTGCTAGCTCCTGTAATACACTTAACAATAATATTGTCTCTGCTGTATGAATATTCTCTAATCCACCCCGATTTAACCATGTCTAAAGGTTTAAAACCATATTTAATCATAGTTTCATAATGCCATTGTTTCTCAACAGGGTGAGATACTTTCCAACCTTCATTGAATTCACTCATAATTTATTTTTATTATGTTTAAATATACTATTGAAAATCTTGTAATCCTAATGAATTACTCTTCAATATCAATTGAGCCGAATTCCATCATTCCGCTGCTTGGTTGAATCATCATTACTGATTTAAGCAAAAAACTATATGTTTGAATTGTTTCTTGTTTATCTTGCTTGTTTAATCTTGCAAACCTAGTTGTTGTCATGTAATGTTCTAGGTTTTGAATCTTGTGTTGCAAATCAACCATATGCTCCATAGCAGGTGTAATTGCGATTTGCTCTCTGCTTTCATGTTGTGTTTCGGGTTCGTCCTGAATCCATGAACACTTAAAACCAATTTTACTCATGTGTGTGTTATTTATTTATTTGAGTTAAATATAAGATTGAAAATCTTGTAATCCTAATCTACTACTTCAAATTCAAAATCATCACTATAGTCATTTCGTATTGTGTAATCGACATCGTAGTTTATATCTTCAGATCTTTCCATAACCTTATTTAATGCTTCTTCTTCTGTTTCTGCTTCAACTTCGTATGTCCATACTTGACGAACCAATTGTGATTCTTCTATTTTGAATTTTTTCATAACCTTTATTTGTTTAAATATAAAACATTAAATTTCGTTAGCCAAAACATTTAGTTTAGGTAAACTAATTCCCGTTTCTTCATATACAAATTCGGGTAGTGACCCTGAAAAACGAATTATGTCTTCTAAAGAATCAATTAAATGGTACCAAAAATCTATTTTAAGTTTTTCTCTTACAAAACTAACTACTTCATCAGTACTTGAATCTTCAAATACTTTACCCATAAATTCTACTTTATCTATAGACATTGGCTCAATATCATAGTCCCAACCACATAAGAAATCAATATCTTTATTCTCTTTTGAATCTGTTTGATAAAGTATTGTTTGCAGTGTTCCTACTACTTTTAGTTGTTCATTGATTTGTACTTCAACTGTTGAATTAACAAATACATTTGCTGTTGATTTTTTCATGTGTGTTATTTTTTTATTTATGTTTAAATATAAGATTATAAGTTATGTAAGCCTATTATTTGTATTCTAATTTATCAAATATCCTTTCGCATGCACCAATAATTAGATCTGGGCTGATGAATGATCTTTCGTTTTCATTAGTTACTGTTTCTTTATTATTAATTGTGTATTCACACACTGTTAACAATCGTTCTCTTAAAATTGCTAAATCAATATCGCTAAGTTCTTTAATAGCTTGAATTAGTTCTTGTCTGTTTGTTTTTTGTTTTTTCATAACCTTTATTTTTATCCTACTAAAATTTCTAACAATATATCTGCATACCAAACATCATCATATTGTTTTTTTAATTCATGTTGACGTTTAATTACTTCTGAAAAGTCATTAGTAGACAGATCATTTATAATGTTTTTACCATCCCAATATTTAACTGTATATCTCATAACCTTTATTTGTTTAAATATAAGATAATTAATCTTGTAATCCTAATTTTTTAACATGTTTTCTACTATAAACCTTACCACTAGGTTTAGCTTTTTGAATCATTCTTCTTCGAATAAGTTGCAATTGGTTTCTTTGTTCTTTTGTGTGTTTCGTTTTCATATAATATAAATATAAAAATAAAAGCAAAGTAGGCCTAACTAGTAGACCCACCTTGCTAACACACAACACACATGAAATACTTTATTCAGTTGCTAAACTTCTTATATTACCTTTAACAAACCATTCTAAATCAGCTAATCTAACTCGTTTATTAATAGCTACTTTCTTAGTTTCATAAACAGGTTCTAATTCATTTCCTTCTTCATCACGCCATGAATTGATTCTACGTTGATCTGTATACGAGACTGTATATGTTTTACCTTCATTCTTTTCCCAAAACCATTCTTCAGCAAAAACTCTATCCCATTTGCTTGAACCATATTGAAAACTTGTTTTAATTTTTAATTTGAAAGTTCCTCTATTGAACACTGCTTTGAAATTATTTTCTTGTTCATCACGTTCAATTTTTCTAATTTCATTTTCTAATTGCCAAGTTAATTTTCTTTTCTCAGCTATATCTTCTTTGTATAATTCATTCCTACTATCCATCAATCTAACTAAATCTATCCAAATGGGTGTACCTTTTAGACTATGTTCAGCCAATTTACCTGCGCTTATTAATATTTTTAAATCAGTATCTTTATCAGTACTTATTGAGCTCATACTCAATCTTGCTTTATCATATTGATATTCTTTATTTACTGAATAATTTTCTCTTCGATGAATTCTAAATGAATCCCAACTTGAACCACCCAAATTAAATGTTATATCAGTAGATGAAATCTTGATTGTGAATTCTTTAAATAATTCTTCATTCACATTATCAAGGATTTGTTGTGATGCTTCAACTAAAATTTCATCATGTTTTTTCTCAATTGAATTAATTTCATTAAGTAATTCATCGAGTTGTTTTTGCAATGCTTCTTTTACTATATTCATATGTGTTATTATTTATGTGTTAAATATAAAACTAAAAATCTTATAATCCTAGTAAATTAACTTTTTGCTATTGCTTCTCTAATTTCACGCTTGGCTTGTTCAGTTATAGCCCTATTCATTCCACCAATATGCCATTCAATCATTTCATTTTCATTCAATGAACGATATTCTTTCCAATCATAAACAGTAAACACATCGCCCGCTTCTGTTTCCATATCCCATTCAAAATTTACTTTATCTTCTCCATCATTTATATCACAATCAGGTTCACCTAATACTTTTCTAAGTGTTGATACTGAACAAATTTATTTTGTAATCCTAATAAATTATTCTACTATTTTTTCTTCACTTTGCATAACTTCAGTCTCAGCTATAACTGTTAACTCAGAATCTATTTCAGGTTCATCTATTACTTCATAATCACTACACAATGCTTCTCCTTTTTGAATCATTTCTAATGCTTTTTCTTCTGATTCAGCTGTTACTGAAAAATAAAATACTTGATGCGCTGGTCTTGTTGCGGTGATGTGATAGGTTTTCATATTTGTTTTTATTTTTATTGTTTTAAATATAAGTTAATTTATTTTGTAATCCTAGCTTTCAATATCGCTTTCAACTTTTGCTTGAACATTTGAATATATTATTTGTGAACCTGTTAATTGAAAGAACAGTTTATTCTCAACATCTCCGTTTCTATTCTTATTAAACATAATAAAACAGCTCCCAGTGTCTTTATCTCGTCTTATTTCAGCAGCAGCATCCATCATGTGTTTCAACTTATTGCTTCCTACAAATTCACCTGATTTGGTTACTTGCTGAATCGCCATGAATGAGGTAAATTTATTTCCCTTGTTCAATCCTTTGTTATTCTTAGTACAAATATCTACTAACCAAGACTCAGCTACTTTTCGTTCCCAACTGTTATCATTTCTAACTGCCTCAATCACTTCAGCAGCACTATCTATTAGAACTAGATCCCAACCCAAATCAAGTACTTGCTCAATTACATCCTTAGCATTGTAATCAGTATAATCACTCATAAACATAGTTTCTACAACGCCAAACTGTGGGAATCGCTGAGTGTATTTGAACATCTGTTTCTTTCCCATTTCACCTGATATGAATAAACATTTTCTATTTTGATTTCTCAATTGAACTGATGCTAGAAAATCTAGTAGCACAGTTGTTTTACCTACACCTGGATCACCTATCCACATTGTGTTGGTTGCACAAGGCATACCACCCTCATGACTAATCAATAAATCAAGTACTAGCCCTGATTCCATTTGTTCCATCATTCGTTCATCAATTTGAATTGATTTTAGTTTTGTAATTTGAGAAAAATCAATTACAACTGGAGCTTGTTCTTGTTGAACATCTACTTTTCTTGGTCTACCTCTTTTTTTCATATGTGTGTTTTTTATTTATTTGAGTTAAATATAAAACTAAACTTCTTGTAAGCCTAATTGTTTAAAATGTCTTCTTCTTCACCACTATCCATAATATCATCAATGAACTGTAGTAATTCACCTTGTAATGATGTATGGTAATGAAAGCCTAACCTATCTTTAGCAAAAGCAGTAATTATTTTTATTTGTTGTTCAGGTGTGTAATCACATTGAGTAAGAATTTTAGTTACAAATTCAGGAAACTCAATTTCAATTTTAATTTTATTCATAACCTTTATTTAAATTAAATATAAAACTAAAGATTTTATACTCCTAATTCTTGCTTTACTTGCTTCATATGCTTACATGCACGGTCCTTTGCTCTCCAAACACCAGGACAATTGCAACTAATCTTAGTTCCTTCCACTTTTACTTGATAAAACATTCCTTTTTCAGAAGCAGATTCGAACTTAAATACTTTTTTCTCTACTTGTGCTTTGGGTTTTGGTTTAATCCAAATAATATCGTCTATTGTTGTTTGTGGGTGAACTTCTTTCCATATAGGAACGATGTATTTCTTTCCATTTAATGTAATTAAATGAGGCGGTAATGCTTCATTTTCATATTTGTAAGTGATTCTATATACAATAGAAGATACTATGTTTTTAGTATCTAATTTCAATGGTTCATTAGTGAAAACTATTTCTTCGTTATAGTCAGTTGAACCTTGATACTTGATTTTTACATTCCACAACATAACCTTTATTTATTTGAATTGAATATAAAATAATAGACTTTGTATGCCTAATAGTCTTTATCTTTAAGTAAAAAATACAATAGCAACCCTAACATAATTAGGGCTGCCACTGCATTACACACATGATACACCATTAATTTAAACAATAGCTTGAAGCTAATTCAAACAACTTAGAATTTAATTCAATATCTTGATTAAAGTTTTTAATCTTTCTTGCTTTCCGGGTTTTAACACCTGCGGTATAGGTGAAATCACCTTCCATTACTTTTTCTTGAACCACATTAAACACAGACCATACATCATTACCTTCATCTTCTTTACGAGTAGGTGTAATGAATTCATTATAATCAATTTTAATACGGTTCATTTCTTCTTCACCAAATCTAATTTCAAGAGCTTTCTTAGCAAAGTCAAGAATTTGTTCTTCATTCAATTTGATTTGCTTGAATTTATTCATTGACTCAACAGTTAATGGTAGTTTTTCAACCATCGCATTAATTGTTTTCTGTAATTCTTCAAAATCATATCCCATATGCCTAATTTTCAAATCGGCAAAATCCTGAGTTGATATAACTAGACCATTTGAACATACTAACCTAAATAATCCGGCACGGAATGTAAATGCATTCTTACCATCAGAGCTATTAGTCAATAGGATTTGTGGAAACACGGTATCACCATCTTTACCATCAATCATAATATCATTGTTACGGAATATTACCAAGTGTTTTTGATATCCAGCGTTTCTACGCGCTTTTACCTCTTTTACTTCTGTAACACCCCAACCTAACAATTGCATATCTTCAATTATTTTATAAGTAGGAATATGTGAATATTTTTCACTTGTGCCATCAGCACCTTTTTCAGCGAATACTGATTTAGCTCTTTCTTGAATTTGTTCCTTACTTAGGAATTGGTTGTTGTTTAAATTGGCTATCATAATTGTTGTTTTTTTATTATGTGTTAATTATATTATTGAAAATTACAGATTCCTAATTTTACTGCTGATTATCTTTTTTGTTAGATATAAGATATAACTTAACTATACAAAACACCATATACGAAAGTGTTCCCATAAGTGTTATGTTATTAATAGGAATCATAACTGTAGGAAACGCTACAGATAACGAAATCCATCCTATAAATGCTAATAAAATAATTGCAGTAAATACTGCTGCTTTCATGTTAAAATTGTTCATATGTTTTATTTTTAAATTTAGTTGAATATAAACTATAGAATTTTAGAGGCCCCGCTCTTAATTTTTTTAGCTTAATAATTGTATAAGTGTATAGCTTAATTTATAACCTGCAAATGCTCCAAGTGCTGATGGTATTGGGAACATTATTTTTTTACCTAATTCAGTTACATATTTAGGTCTATTAACAATCTTACCCATAAAAACGTAATATGTAATATATCCTGTTAATACTGCTATATCCATTTTTGTTGCTATAAATACTACTAATGTAGCACCAATAAAACCAAATATAAAGTTATCTCTTGCTGCTTCCCATATCTCTTTTACAGATGCTTCTTTCCATTCTTTAATTATTTGGTTGTATTGTACTTTGTGTTTTTTCATAAATCTTCTAATCCATCATTTAATGTTACATCCCAATCAGATAGATCATCAGTATAAGTTTTATTATAATATTTTTCAGAATAACTCATCATGGGGCATTCTTCATTTTGTAATTCTTGTAATTCTTTAAAATCACAACCACCATAATAATGAGCATCAATTATTTGCTCTTTTTCTTTTTCTAATAGCTGGACTGCCTTGTCAATTGCTTCTCCAAAGCTAAGTGTCTTTTGTGGGTGATTGAGTAGCATATTATCACCCCAAGCTATTAGTTCTTGTAATGCTGTTTGTTTCATTTTTTAGTTTTTAAATAATCATCATACAATATTGCATCCTTAAAGAAATATCCTGAATGCACCTTACCTGGTTGAAGTGATGCTTCCCAATGGTAAACTTGATTTTTCATATTTCTTGAAGTTATAGTTACATATTCAATTCCATATTGTTCTTTGTCAAAGTCAGATGCTTTTAGTTTATCTCCTACGTTAAACAAGTATTTGCTACTGATTGGAGTTTCTTTAGGTTTTGCTCTTCCTTTATCACCACCTATGCTTCTATCTTTGTATGTGCTCATAGTTTTTTATTTCTTGTTTAACTTTATTCCAATAGTCAATCAAATCTAAAAGTATATTACCTCTTACATCTATATCTCTAATGTCGTAGTTGAGAGTATTAATTATTTCATCAACAGCTATTAAAGCACATTCTTTTGCTTCATAATTATGTAACCTAACACATTTCATATCACAAAATGGCATATCACAGTCTTTACAATTAAAATCTGCGTTTAAATATTTATCTACTAACTCTTTAGCTTTTTCTTTTGGTGTCATAGCTTTTCTATTTCTTGTTTAACTTCTACCCAATATTCACCAGCCCCCTCATCAAAAAAATGCATATTATCAAAATATGGAACAGATTTTATCAATTCATCAACTGCTATTAAAGCAGCAACTTTACCACCTTCCGTTGTTAGTAAGCATTCATTTGAAAACTTATCAACTAATTGTTTTGCTTTTTCTTGTGGTGTCATAGTATTTTTTTTTGGAGTTAAAAAATTCATATTAAAATCATCCAAAGCATTTGTTATACTTGAATCATATCCAATCTTACAAATACAAGTAGCATTTCTGCATATTTCACAAAATAAACCTATTCTTTGCATAGAGTTAATTGCATTTAATATGCTTTGTTTTTCATCATGTGTCATATTATTCGTATTTATAAGTTCCTACCCATTGAGTAAGACCTTGTGAGTTGGTTGTTGTTTTTTCCTGATAGTTAACATACATAGAATCTGAATTTGAATAGTATTTTTTGTTAGATTCAGGAAACATAACAGGATATCCAATATCATCTATCTCACATTTAAACCCAATAGGCATCTTTGGTTGTTGGAGGGATTGAATTCTATTATTAGTATAGTCATCAACTTCATTTCTCTCCAATCCAGCCTCCATCATTTCTGCATTAGATTGACCATATTTGAATGCTCTAATTATTTCATTCTTTAAATCCTCCTCTGTGTACTTATACTTCTCTTTGGCTTTGTTGTAACCTGCTATAAATGCTTTAGCTGTTCTATTACCTTTATTGTCCTCTGTTGAATCATAAAATCCTAAAGCATCAGCCAATTTTTCAACATCATCTTCAAGTGGTGGTAATAAATCTACACCTTCAAGTATTGGTGCATCCAATGGTAAATGAGCAATGATCTCATATTGGTTTCTTTCATCCCAATCATTTTCATTATCTACTTGCCATAAATGAAAGTCACCAGTGGCAAGTCTTTCAACAACAGTATAAGGAAATTGATATGATTTATATAAATCACCTAATACTAATAGGTAATTTTCTATGTGTATAATTTTATGTGTCATATCTTAAATAATTCGTAAACACTATTATTTGTTTTAAACTTAATGTAATCTTCTTTTTGCTCTACTATCTCGGTTACACTAGTAGTCTGCCATGTGTAGAAATCATTGAACGGAGACATAAGTAATGATCTACCTATGGCTGGATCTGAATGTTTTGCTTTAAATCTTCCATCTTCATTCCACTCTAACCATATGATATCTTTTGATTGTTTAGTTAATCCGTCTCGTTCACGAACCAACTTCCAATTATGCTCAGTTTCTAATAAACCTTGTTCGACAGCAATCTTTAACAAGTTGTCTTCATCCAATACTGCTGGTATCTTAGTTTGCTTTAGTTTGCTCATTGTTTATGTATTTTAAATACTTTTTTCTTAAAATTTGTTCATAGTAATTAACTAATTTCCAACCATCACTACCTGTTTCACTTACTTTATAGTTTAAAGGAAATTCTTTCATACATTGCTGTATTCTTTCTTCCTTAGACTTAGTTTTATCTGTATCTTTTTCATAAAATAACCAAGCTTCCCAATAATGGTCACGTGCAGGTGCTACAACAGTTACTGCTAATTGTAATCCAAAAAATACAAATGATATTCTAGGAGACCATTCAAAACGATAGTCAGTGTCAGTCCATTTTATTTTATATCCTAATCCAACAACATCAAATCCTATCTTTTTAGGTACTGCAAAGTCGTATCTTAGATATTCTTTGTAGTATTCTTCAAATGGTTTAATCTCTCTTGTACTACCATTTTTAGCATTGAGCTCGTTATATCGTTTAATTTCTTCTATTCTATCTAATGCTGCTTTAGTAGCTCTCTCAGGCGTTGCTTTAACCCATTTTCTTGGTAGAAAATAAGGCACACCTAATTGAGTCTTACCAAAATACCATTTTAGTTTAAATGGTTTGAATGGAGACCAAAGCGCTTTTATGTATTTGAATCTACTCATAACCAACCCTCTTCTTTTAAGCACTTTAAAAACGCTTGAAAGTGAGCAATACCTTCTGCATCCATTGCTTCACGAGCATCTTTTAAAGATTCTTCATTATTTTCATAAACTCCTTTAAACCAATTATCATTATCCCAATAGTCTTCTTTCCAAGGTTTAGTACGTTTATCTGTAAAGTTAATAG